ATACCAAACATCTTGGCGACTGAGATACCGGGCGAATTGTCGTAGTCGAACTCTTTCTCGACCCACTCTGGATTTCCGATGTCCGCTAAACCCATGGCCTGCGTACCGCAGAACAACATCTGGCAAGCTGACTGACCCGTGGTCAAACCAGTAAACGGACTGGTTGCTTCCTGGGCATCATCAAGTCCGTGAATCACATGACGGTGCTCATGCAGAACCAGGCCGTCGACATCAATCAGCCCACCTTTATACAGTGGGTTGCTGGCCGAACGTTCCCGGGCATTACGAAGTGCCGACACGTAATCCGGATCTTTCTTCAGGGCTGCAGCACAGGTCGGAGTGACGAAGACATGATAGACCTCTTCACCGTTGCTGTTGTCGCCGCGAATCGGCCGGATGTACTGCTCTTTCATGTAGGTCTTGGTATCGACCATCATGTTCCAGGTTGGCAGAACGAGGACGTCTGAAATGGCGCCGCCAATATTCAAACCTGTAGCAGTGAACGAAGCCACTCGTGCGGCAGATGGGGGAACCACATCAGCAGCAAATTCCAGGGACGGGAAGTCCGAGCCCACTCGAGCGGTGTAGTCCTGCTTGTTGGCGTAAGTCACACCCGACAAAGTCAGGAAAGCCAGCTGATCGATACGATCTGCGAGCCAGTATGACAGGACGTTGCGTGAGTTCTCGCGGAAGGTAACGATGGATTTCTGATCAGCGAGGCGACCTTCGTTCCGGTTGGCGTGACGCAGCTGATCGATTCGGATCACCTGTTCACCAGTCGACATAGCTTCTTCCATGCCTTCCAACTGACGATCTCCCGCTACACCATCTCCCTCGAGATCATGCAACAGCGTAATAACTGCGCGTGCGCCTTTCTCGCTTTTCTTGAGCTGAGTAATGCGCTGGAATACAGCGTCGTCCCCGGTGCCAGTAAAGCGGTTGATGAAAGAAGCGTTGCGCGCCTGCTTCCACAGATCCATCGACCACATGGTCTTGGCTTCTGCAGTTAGCGCGGCAAAATTTGTAAGGGCCATATTAGGCAGCCTCCTTGTTGATTACAAAGACGTATCTTACTTCCCACTGATTTTCGCTTCAGCTAGCGGATACGGCTTTTAAGGAGGTCGATCTCCGTACGTTTGTCGTTACGTACAACGAGTTTTGAGGTTAAACCTTAAAAAAGTCCCTGTCAACCGTAGCAGCGGTTGACAGGGCAATATCACTGAGGAAACTAGGTTCTTACAGCACATCCCCGCGCAAAGTTTTGAGCTGGTCGTTAGTCAACTTGGCAAACTGCGCCTCTGACATACCAATTGGGTTAAGCCCTTCGATATCCGCCCCGCCTTTGTCAGAAGCTTTGCCCGTCTTACTCAAGTTGGGTGGCGCCTTCTTTTCGAGGGCTGCGTTTGTTTGACGCGTCTTGAGGTTCCGAGCCGCAGTTGTTGCTGCTGTATCAACCCCATTTTGCGGAGTTTTTCCAAGAACGTAACCAACCGCCTTACTCAAAGCGGCTGCCGGCGCGTACCCACTATCTACGAAGGCGTTCTTCAAAGTCGCTACTTCAACCGCCACGTCCCGGTCAAAGTCGTCATGATCCGCGTTAATTACGGGAAAGCTGCCCTCAAAATTCGCCAGGGTCTGGTTATACGTCAGCTCCTGCACCGCGGCAACTCGGGCGGCATCACCAATGCTTGACGCCTTCATGTCCATCATCCGTTCCCGCGCAACGTCCAGCGTAGCTCGAATAGCCCGCGCTTCCGTAATCTTGCCGTCCGATACGAACTCCTCATACTTATCGGTCTCTTCGGAGATATGCTTCCGTAATGCAACGATATCCTCAGAAGACCTAGTATTCCCAATCTGGGACTGCAGCTCATCAATTTGCCTTTGATACTCTGCCGCGGTTTCCCTGGACTTGGCAAGAACTTCATCCAAGCGTGATTTGGGGATCTTTATGTTTTTGTCTTTGTCGTCCGCACCGGCGTCGAGTTCATCGCCCTCCGCAGCGCCATCTCCATCATCGTCGGCTGCTGTGTCATCGTCTTCGGCTGCTGCAGCGGCAACTCCTTCTTCTTCTTCGTCTTCTTCATCTACAACATCCCCGCGTTGAATGGCGAGCTCCTCTTCGGTTAATTGACCTTCTTCGTCTTTCTTACTCATGACTTGGCTCCAGCTGTTTTAGGTTGTGGCTTTGGTTTGGCTGCCAGTGACGCTTTAGCCTGCGCAGCTTTATCCTTAGCCGTACGTTCCGCCAAGTCAAGTTTACCCTTGGCTTCTGCGGCCTTGATACGGATCGTAGCCCTGAGCTCATCTTCCCTAAGCTCGAAATTACGATCCGCCTCCTCACGTTTAAAATTCATCTCTTCGCTGAACTTCTGCTTGGAAAACGCCAACTCCGCCATACCCAGCGCAAACTCGCCCTGGTCCTCAGGCGCCACGGTCTCAGCATTCTTCGAACGCGCCTGGGCCAAAGCGGCCTGCACTTTAGCCTGGTTGTGCTGAGCATCCGTCATGTCCTTCATGGCTTCAGCTTTCGCTTTCATGAGCTCAGCTTCCTTCAGGCCCATGTCTATCGCTTTGAGTTTCTGGGCTTCTGGCGACTCGGCCTTAGAGCGAATAGCCTCGATAATTGCGCGCTTCTCCGTCAACTTCGATGACTGGATAATGTGTTCGTCAGAGATATCAACCCCTACCTCAGTACGCAGAGTAACCGCCTGATCGAACTGAGTTTCCTCGAAGTTATCCCGCTCAGGTTGAGACGTCACGATAACGTCGTACTCGCCCAAAGACAAGTCATTGGAAATTGACCCGTCGGGCTGCGCCTGATTAACCGTGATTTCCTGCGAGTCCCCGGTCACCCGGTCTGTGGTAATGCGGAACACCCGTTCATCAGTGTAAAAGCGCTGTACCAAGTTCAGTATCAGTCGGGCTGCAATAAAGTCCGTACGCTCCAGGTTGTCCAGCACCTTGGCCAGATTTGCCTGACCTCCCCGCTGATTCGCCTTGATCGCCTTGGCCGCGACATCCTCCCGGGAAAAACCAGACTGAGCGTCCGAAACCCCTGAAATCGTCTTGATGTAGTCCTCAGCGTTGGCGGAAATACGGTCTAGCCCAGAAGGAATAGAGTTTGGCTTGATCTTATCAATCTGGTTAATGTCCGACACTTCAATGACCAGCCCAGTCTCGGCACCGCGCTTCTCAAGCTCTGAGATAGTCATATTGGTCAACACGCCATCCTGGAGTATCCACCCGGAATTCGCGCTGGTATTAATGACGTGCAGCTCTTGGGACTTCGTTTTGTTCAGCAGTTCTTGTGACGACAGCAGGTTCTCTACCAGACCGACCGTCGTTCCACGCCGGAAGTGGGGAAAATACGGCACCACGGTGAATTCGTCATACGGCGACCAGTCGTCATACAACAAAAGGTCGTCCGCAATAATGGTCCAACGAACCCGCTGCACCAATCGCTCAACGATCTCGATATTGGGGTTCCGGGCCAAGTGCTCACCAATCTGCTCCTGGTCCCCTTCCCACTCCGTGGGGATTGGCTTGATGTCCCCCAGCTGCAGATCAAGGAAGTGTTCGCGCCGGTCCAGCTTTTTCCACTGCCGCTCCACAATCCGCACATTACGGACCATGTCGTTATCTGTATCCTTGGTGAAAATACTCGGAAATGTGTCCTGTCCACCAAATCGATCGCGGAAGAAGTCAGCACTATCATATGAGTGCGGAAAACCAACATCGGACCGGCCACGAAGAATTTTTGCTTTCTTCGGCCCAAAAATAAGTCCTATCTCATCGATTGATAACCATTTCGTGGTAACCACGTCCTGCCAGTCACGAGGGTCATAACTATCAGAATCGGGGTCCAACAAGACGTTTTTTGGGTTCAACTGCTGGATCTGTACCTCGCCCAGCATGTTATCCGTGAACCCCATCCGAATGTCGTAGAACCCGCGGGAAGTGATCAGACCGTCAGCGAATACGTCGCTACGTACCCAGGTCATCTGATTATTGTCACCGATCTGCATGAACAGCTTGGTGAGCGTATTGGCCGTATCTTCGCTGGCCAAACCTGTTCTCGGCTTGAACAGGGTCTCGGTCCGGTTATAGATCTGCGTTCCAAGTACATTCGATATCGTCCGCAGGATCTGGTTTATGGTCAGCGCCGGCCGTTTTGCCGCTTTAAGTATCGCCAGGTCTTCCTGCGTCCACTGCTCGCCAGCGAAGAAATTCTCACACGTTATCGCTTTTTCTATGTACTTGTGGTGCCCATTATCCCGCATATAAGCATATCGGGACCAGGTTGTTTCAGCGAGCTGCGAC